TTCCCGGTACGCAGTCCACGATACCCGCCACGCTTTGCGGCTGACAGATTCGCGCCCATTGATCAGCGTTTTCTTGGCCGCACTGGTGTAGACCGCAGGCTTGTAGCCCAGGCTACGAAGCAATTGCGCCATCGCATCGACAAGGCCCTTATCGCTATTGCCAAATTCGCACCGCGATCCATCTGGCGTGATGCTGCCATCACTGTCCATCAGACCCCGCACCAAGTCCAGTCGCTGGCCACGGCCCGAGCGCAAGTAGGCATTGGGCACGTGCTTGTTGCACAGCAGATCGAACTTGCGCAGCAGTTTTGTGAATGGGGATGCCCAACAGCTGGCGAGCGCCAAGCCGTCATCATCCGTGATCCTGAAGGTCGGATCAATCACGACGTTGGCACACTTTCCCTTGCGCCAAACAGGCAAACGGAAATGGGCTTGAACCCCACAGTCCGCTAAATGTGCAACGATGTCGCTGTCGTCTTCGTGAACACTCAAATGATTCATCCACGACGACCCATCTCCCAACCACAAGCCCAGGAGATAGGGGTGAATTGGAAGATCGCGGTTGGGCAGCTCAATGGGTTTGCAAACATCAATGGAAAAGCGCCAACGCTTGCCATTCGAAAATCTCTCACGCCCCACCATTTCAGCAGTGGTCGTCGTTAGCTTCTTGATGCCTGCATAGCTGTATTGCCATACCGGCCAGCGATGCTCAGCGTCGGCTACGACGCGCTCGCCGTCTTCAAATTCAATCTCGTAACAGGTGCGCTCAAACAGGATGTCTGACACACCCAGTACGCGAACCGGCCAACCCTCGGGGTCGAACACGAAGTCTCCCTCGACGACTTCACCCATCGTGGTCCATCCTCTGGGTGTCGGTATGGGAGTTGTCAGCGCCAATGGCGCCCCCACCTGCGCGGCCTTCATGAACACCACCCGCTCCACCGGCGAGGCCGGCGACAAGCAGTCCATGATGTCCTTGAGGTACGGCGTGCGGCTGGTGCGCCAGCGACCAGGCTCGGCAGACGCTTTGGATGACAACATGCGGTGGCGGTCTGACCACTCTGATACGGACAACAGCGGGTCGGGAGTAAGGCCCTCGCGCCAGGCGCGATCAATTTCAACGGCGCCCTCGTAATGATCAGTCGTACTCAATTGCATTTCAGTCCACTCGTGCTCGCAGGTCGCCAAGTTCCTGCAAGTGCTCACGCACCGCGTTCTCCAGCGCGACGTGCATCGGGTGTGGGTCCAGTCCCAACTTGACCGCCATCTGCGCCGATACGCGCGCGGGCCAGTTCAGCCAGGCATCGCGCTCTGACCTTGCCAACTTGAATACGTGGGCGATGGCCTGTGGTCTATCCACCAGCGCGCCCTTGAGCCTGGCCAGGCGCACCTTGTTGGTTTGGGCCTTGACCACCTCGTTGACGGTGCGCGCTTGCAACAGCGATGTGCCGCTGGAGCCAGTGGATCCGCCGGAGCCACTATTTGCGCTACTGCCCAACCCTGCTGGTGTAGCGCCGCCATTTGCCGCGTCCCGGGTCTCATTGGACGGTGCATCGGCTTGCTGGAAATTGACGGTTGCAGCGCGCTCTCGGGTTCCCTTTTTTGCGGTGTCTGTATTGCGCGCCCACTCCTGGTCTACCCGTTCGGAGTCGATGGTTCCGTCGGGCTCGGGCGTGATGCGCCCGCTGCGAATTGCCTTATGGACTGCGGTATCGGTGACGCCCCGGTGGCGAGCGTAGGCCCGTAACGAAATTCCCATCGTTTGTTTCAATCATTTTGTTGAATCTCTGCAGATTTAGCTTGGCTTGTATTCGAAGCAGAGCGTTCATGGAGGTGTTCCAACACCAACGCAAAACCCAATGAAAACCATCACCGCCCAAGTCACAGACACCAACCACCGCGCCCGCGGCGAAATGCAGATCAACGTGGACTTTGACCAGACCGGTCCGTCCCTTGTCGAGCATGACGGTCAGACCTTCTGCTTCACGCAAAAAGCGGGCACCAACCGCAAGACAGGCTTGGCGGCGCGCGAGATGGCCACCTTTGACGACGCCCGACTTTGGATCACGCTGGACGGCACAAAGGTCTGGGAAGACTGAATACCAACCGAATGCAACAGACCATATGACACAACCCCAACCGCTACCACTATCACCACCACTACCACTGCCGTGGAAAAATCATGACCACCATCCAACTCACCACAACCCAGACCCAAGTCTTGCAACATGCGCTGGATCACAACCACGGGCGCATTGACTGGTTCCCCGCAAGCGTCAAGGGTGGCGCACGCAAGAAGGTTCTGGGCGGTCTGGTGAGCCGCGCGCTCATCACCACAGATGGCACGCATTGGTTCATTGCCGCCGAGGGCTACGACGCACTGGGCGTCCCGCGCCGTGGGCCAATTACCCTGGCCGCCCTTGATGCGGTCATCGATTCTGCCGAGGCGGTCACGCAGCTCAAAGTTCTCAAGCCACGCACGCGCGACAACAGCAAGCAGGCCACCGTGATCGCGATGCTCAATCGACCCGAGGGTGCAACCATCCAGCAGATCGTCGAGGCGACCAACTGGCAAGCTCACACAGTGCGAGGCACATTTGCAGGAGCATTCAAGAAGAAGCTCGGGCTGGCGATCGTCTCGGACAAGCGCCAAGGTGGCGAACGGATCTACCGCATCCGCTAATGCAGATCAGATCGCATGAGCAGCGTCTAGCAGTCTTGCAGCGATGCTCGGGGTTTCCGCTTCCAGTACGTTGATGCCCTCGTATTTGGCAAATCCGAGGAGTCGCTGCCTGGTCCACTCGGCGTACTTGCGGGCATCACAACCAGGCGCTTCGTTGAGAACATCCGTGTTGAACAAGATCGTCGGATTAAACGCGTTCTCGCCCATCTGCTTTCGCGCGACATCCAACTGGAATAGCTTCGCCTGCGCTTCGCGCTCTGCGTTCTCTGCCTGCCTCGCCGTACTGGGAAGGCTGGTCACCTGCACTGCCAAGGGGCCGTAGGCATAGTCGATCACTACGTCTGGCACCTCAGCCGGCCCACGGAGTGGAACGTCAAAGCGCGAGGCGTGCATCTTGTCATGCCCTACGAATATTCGGCGCAGCTGCGTGAGGAACTCTCGCGTTCTAATCGTATGGCGAGGGCTTTGCCGAGTTTCCTCCTCCTCGATCATTTCATCCGCAGAGCCGAATGCACTTACGCTACGTACAGCAGCGTCCAAGAGCTGATCGATGCTCCATGCCCGCGCGACCATGACCGGACCGACGTCGAACCCGTGAAACAGCGGTCGTAGCTCCTCAAGGGGCAAGCCCGCTTGTTGCCGCTGGGTCATGTACTCCGCGCATTGGCGAAGAATTCCCGCAGCCGAGGCCCCCCGCTGTCGGCCGAGCAACTGCCTCAGTCGCTGCTCACTGATGACGGGGTAGGTGGCAGCAGCCACAGCTTGCGCAGTTGCATCATGAGGTTGGACCGCTACGAGTGCAACTATCCTTTCGTTAGTTCCCTCTATCGGCTCCCACAGCAACGGTCGGTATCGAGCGATGAAGGGGGCAGCGAGAGACGCGACATCTGCCGGCGAATCTGCTAACCCTGACTGGATGAGGAGTTCCATAGAAGTTTTTTCTCTGGCGTCTGAAGCCGCTCATTCACCATCAGCGGAAGTGCGGGTAGGCGAAGTGCAATACCTCGCACCGTCACCTCCACCAAAGGCCACAAAGCGTCCACATGAAAGTTGCCTGTTCTCCACTCGCGGATTCGGTCAGCAACGAGTTCCAGTCGCCGTTGTGCTCGGACCAGCGCATTTGAATGCTGCTCCATTCCATGGTCCTTAGGCCTTCGTTGTTGGAGTTGCAGGGCGATTACATTCCTTTTGGCGCGGAAGTCGATGACTCCTTGACGCGCCGCCTGCACAGCCCACTGCTTCATTATCTTTGCTATCGGCTCTAGAGCTGCTTCGTGATCGATGAACCAGTAATCCTTCCCGTCGAAGATGAAGTTGCGAATGTGTCGATCAGGATTTGCAGCGAGTTCGTCCCACACTGCACCGTTTACCGCCACCGGTTGTTTACAAAGCTGATGCCAAATGTACTCTTCGGCAGCTTCGTCATCCATCAGCCGCGTTGCACTGTCGTCGGGCCACTGGTGAAGGCTGCCGAAGCAGAGGAAATCCGCGCTGTTCCCGAGCGGCCGCGCGGTTGAAGGCAGTCCCGGTAGCTGGTCACGTTCAGCGAGTACGACCACGCCATGAGGAATCGGGACGTGAAGCTCGGATCCGGCTACCGCGCACGCCAGCTCAATGGAGAGTTTCACCTGTCCACTCATCCACTTTAGGGCGACAGGCACCGAGGGTTCAGTGCAGCCCGGCACCTGCACCTGGCCGCGCCAGACCTTGTGCACTTGGCCTGCAAATACCGGCAAACCACCTGAGTTGAGGCGTGCGAGAGGCGGTCGACTGGTGTCTTTTGGATCGAGACCTGGGATCATGCGTTCTCCTTAGGTGCATCTTAATCCCTAGTGCAACTACCCTCAGAGTCCAGACAGTGTCCGCAACCTGTGCGGATTGGCCGGCGGAACATGGCGCCGCCTGTGACGTACGCTTTCGGTCGACCATAAGCCGCCCTCGCGAGTCACTACGAGGTCATTAACGCCTCCCTTGTCGCCTGATTGTCGAACGTCACCCCATCCGACTCGCGGATGGCTTTTTTGCTCGCCCATTCCTGCCAGCGGCGGACAATGACGTCGACGTACTTTGGATCCATCTCGATCAGCCGCGCACAACGCCCCGACTTCTCGCACGCAATTACAGTGGTGCCCGAGCCACCAAACGGATCGAGCACCATGTCCCCAGGCTTGCTGGAGTTGCGTATCGCACGCTCCACCAGTTCCACCGGCTTCATGGTCGGGTGCAAATCGTTCTTGTGCGGCTTCTTGATTTGCCAGACGTCGCTTTGATTGCGGTCACCGCACCAGTGGTGCTTACCGCCCTCGGGCCAGCCGTACAAGATCGGCTCGTACTGGCGCTGGTAGTCTGAGCGTCCCATCGTGAACGTATTCTTGGCCCAGATGATGAAGGTCGACCACTTGCCGCCGGCCACACGGAACGCCTCCTGCAAGACATCGAGCTCGCTGGAGGACATCGCCACGTAAATGGCGCCCTTGCTGTGCGCGACGGTCGGCGTCAGGGCCGCCAGGAGAAAGTCATAAAACCCTTCGCCCAGGTTGTCGTTCAGGATCGAGCGGTTCTTGCCGCGCATTTTGTCCTTGGCGCTGTTGGCGTAGTTCACGTTGTAGGGTGGATCCGTGAAGACCATGTCGACCTTTTGGCCGGCAAGCAGCAACTCAAAACTTTGTGGGTCTGTGGAGTCGCCGCACAGCAAACGGTGGTTGCCGAGCAGCCAAATGTCGCCTGCACGCGAGACCGCGGCATCCAACACCTCGGGGGCCGCGTCATCATCCGTTTGGCCCTCATCGCCACCTTCCTCGCCCTCGAACAGATCGGCAATGTCGTCCACGTCAAAGCCGGTGAGCGAGAGATCGAAATCGTCATTGCGCAAGGCATCGAGTTCCAGGCGCAGCATGGCATCGTCCCAGCCCGCGTTCTCAGCAATCCGATTGTCGGCAATGACCAAGGCGCGACGTTGTGTCGGACTCAGGTGCTCTAGCACCAGGACCGGAACCTGTTGCAGGCCTAGCTTTTGAGCTGCCGCCAGGCGCCCATGCCCCGCCACGATGACGTCATCCGAACCCATGAGGATCGGGTTGGTAAACCCGAACTCGACAATGGATGCGGCAATCTGGGCCACCTGGCTCTCGGAGTGTGTCCTGGCATTTCGGGCATACGGAATAAGCGCATTGATGCTGCGGTATTCAACGTTGAGCTTGACGGTCTGTGGCATGTGGTCGCTGAAAGTAAAAAAGCCCGCCACCGCGTCAAACGCGGGCGAGCTTTAGATGAAATGCCTGGCGGGGTATTCAGAAGCCGCATGGGGGTGCAAACCTGCAAACCCTGCAAACCTCGGTTTGCAGCCTATCGCTAGAGGACTCTTGCGCTGTCCCCCCCCGCATACCCTTTTGGGCAGGAAGGACCCATCAGATTTCCGGAACAACCCTCAGGGCTCCAACCATCAAGCGCCATCAGGAGTTAGCAGCGATCTGCAACAGTCACAGTGGTCGGTCGCGCGGTCTTTGTCTTGATCTGCATCGCGCACCTTTTGCAACCATAGCCGTGAATGTAGGGTAATCCGGGGTCATTTGGGACACCCGCTTTTGACCCGCTTTTGTCATCCGTTGGCAGGCTTACGCACGGCTCCGATACGCTTGTCAATATTGCTCAAGTTCCTTTTCATTTGCCATCGTTCAGTGTGCTCAGGCGCTGCGCCACACTCTGCAGTGCCACTTGCCAGTGACGCTGGGCGGTCTTTGTGCAGCAGGCAAAGCGAATGCTGATCTCACGCCAGCCATAGCGCTTGGCCCGCATCCAGACCAGGTGCCGTTGATCGAGTTCGAGCCACTGCACCCAGCGCATGACCTCGAGCATGGCGTCGACCTCAGCGGGACTGGGCTGGAAGTGCATTTTGGGACGCTCGTCGGCGGACATGCGTTCCCACTCCGAGCGCACAACCGCGGGCCACAGGGTGAAGTAGCCCTGCACGCGAACGGGAGGCAGGCGGCGTGCTGTGCTGGCAGCCTCCTCGAAGCGGTGGGCCACGTCCTCGGCGGTCCAGTTGGTCTTGGTGTTAGCCATTTCGCCTGCCTCCCTCGCCGAACAGCCGCTCGCCGATGCGTTTGACAAACGCCTGCTCCACGAAGTCCAGCCGCTCGTCTGTGTCGCTGACCACCAGGATGTGCTGCTCACGCCAGCCCGTGCGTTTGACTGCGTCCAGGTCGGTGACCTGGGGCTGCAGACGACCCAGGGGGCATTGGTAACGATGGGGTGTGATCCTCATGTCAAAGCTCCTGTGTTTCGATGGCCCATGCGAGCAGCGCCAGGGCGTCGGCCTCGTTGTCGTCGGTGACGGGGTGGCCCTTGGCACGCATGGCAGCGATGACCTGTGCCTTGCCTGCGTTGCCCTTGCCGGTGGCGTGGCGTTTGATGGTGCCCACCGGAACGCCCTGGTACGCAATACGGTGGTGCTCGCACCACGTGGTGAGCGTGGCCATGAGGCCGCCGTACACGTGCGCTGCATCGACACCGTTGTGACGACGCACCTCTTCGAAATAGATCGAATGGATTTCACCGGCCGCGCCCTGAATCTCCGAGAGCCAACGCTTGAAGCGCAGGTATCGCATGCCACCACCTTCAAAGCGTTGTGGCTTGAAGCTCACAAAGCCATGTGCGATTTGACCGTCGCGTGCACGCAGTGCCCATCCGGTGGTGGTGCCCAGGTCCAGAGCCAGCACCACCAGCCGAGTGGTCGGCTGCGTTTCACCGTCCGTGGAAACACTCCGACGTAGGTCAGAGGGAACTGCAGTTCCCTCTCCTACGTAGTAGGAGGGAGAGTTTTCTCCAACTTCGATATTCCCGGAAACCCAATAGCCATGCGGGTTTGCGCCAGTTGGCAAGTTGGCAGCGTTGCCAACTGCCAACATTGCCAACTTTGAGCTAAGTTGTTGATTCGTAAACGAATGAAGTTGGCAAGGGTCTGCCAACATACTCCAGTTGGCAAAAGTGGGGTTCCAGTTGGCAACGGTTTTGCCAACTTGACGGTGCGGGTTCATGTGGACTCCTTTGGGTCGTTGATGTCATCTTGGTAAACCCACACATCGGGGTTCTCCACGGGCATGGCGGCCCCCGATTGCGGGCATTTGTAGTGGGTGGGAAGCACGGCAAGCGCGCGAATCGGTAACTCGCCAGTGACCGGGTC